AGGCAACCACTGTCGTAGGTCGTTTTTGAACCTCACCAGACCTTGGCTTGTCATTTGTCTGCCCGAATAAATCAGGAAACGTTGACTTCATGCGACCATCAATTTGGTCGAAATATTCAGCAGAGCGGGGATCCACTCCGTTTGTGACTAGCTTTTGGTGCAGCCCTAGTGCGTAGCTGGTGTATTCCTCAAACCCTTGCTGTCCGAACCACTGGTTTTTTGCCTGCCAGCGCAGAGTTTTTTCGTCCGGTTCAACCCTTGAAGGTTGGGTTTGTTGTGTTTGTACCTCAAAATTATCTTCTTGTAAAGGGGTAGGCCGATAATTTTTTACTTGTTCTGCACGGATCTTTGCATCCGTAACTTCTTCTAGGGCGGCAACGATTGCATCATTGTCGAAAGCTTCTTGTGCTGCCCTAAGTTTGCTACGGGCTTTATCCAACTCAAATTCGGCCTTACCTTTGGCCCCCTCAATGATGGCTTCTTGTCCTGTGTAGACGTTTTGTTTGAGACGTTTATTCTCGTCAATCAACTGTTGTGCAAGACGCTCAAGCTCTTGCTTCTCACGCATTGTGGCTTCTTTGACACGGCGCTCGTCATGACGGGCGTGGGTCAACTCCTTGATGCGGAGTTTTACTTTGTCAGAATAGGTGTCGATTTCGTCTTCGGTTGGATCAAGCACTTCTCGGTCTAGGGGCTTGCGGCCTCTGTCACGTTCAGGCGTGTCGTCTTCAATTTCAATTTCTACTTCGCCTTCGCCTTCTATTTCAAACTCAACTTCGGCGGTTTTTTTGTCCTCGACTTCATCGGGGAACTTGTACGGTTCAGCCATATTCTTCCTTTCAAGCGCGGGTTAAGCCGCGAGGGTCTTGCACAACAGCATCAACTTGGTCGTCGTTGATGAGACGAAACTCCTTGCCAAAGATCTTGAATCTTGTGCCGGAGTAAGTACGTACTAACACGAAGTCGCCCTCTTTACACCATGCTCCGTTGGGAAACTTGGCGGTGTCGTTATACGCATCGGGGCCAACTTTTAAAACAAACAACACAGTGGTTGCTGTTTCTTCTTGGCGCATAAACTCAACTGGTTTATATAGGTTTGATCCTGCAATCTTCTCGTCGACATCTGGCACAGCGCAAAGAATCTTCCAACCTGTTGGGGTGGGAAGTTGCGTGGCTTTCATTTCGTCTGAAGCTTCAGGCTCGGGTGCATCCAAAGATTGGATGGGTTCAGGCAGTGCAAAAGCACCGGGGGAGAGATCAAGATCACTCATTGGATTCTTCAACTTTCTGTGCAAGGTCAAGTAGATAACGCTCTGCGAGGGCTAGACCCTGAATAATCCCGCAGAGTTTTTGGTACTCTTCAAAAGTACGGCATGAACCACCCGCCAAGTCATCGGCGTAGTTGTTCATGTCAGTGCGTATTTTTTCACGTAATACGCGTACGAAGTCTTGGATCATGATTTAGGCTCACGTTGGTTCCTACTATTTGAGAGCGCAGCAGTACGCGCTTGTAAATCCATCTGGGCTTTACTCTTTGCGATGTCAGCACCGATTTGGATGCCAGCACGTTCTTGTTCAAACTGTTGCTTGAATTCGCTCTCTTTGATTTGCGCGCCTGTGCGAAGAGCTTCTAACTCCAGTTTGCCGCTAACTTCTTGCTCTTTCAAAGCCTGTGCATCGGCCTTGGCAGCAGCGTCCATCATGATCTTTTGTTTCTTCAACTCTAGCTCTTGGCCTTTGAGTTGGAGTTCCTGCATCTGCATCTGCATGATCGGGTCTTGCATTTGTTGCTGTGCTTGCATCTGCGCAGCCTTGGCTTGGTTCTGCATCATGACTTGCTGAGCCGCTTGAGCCATCATGCCGGACAACGCAATCTCCACTTGTGGTGGCAACTTCTCGTCTTCAGGAGGCAGTGGCATACCCAATTGCTGCTCGATCTGCTGGCGCATCTGGTAACCAACGTGCTCTGCAATGTGCGCAGTAATTGCGCCCATGATCTTGGGAGCCTGTGGGTTTTGACCAATGAACTGCTGCATCATCGGGTCTTGCATCAGCATCATGTGCACTTGGATATGCGCGGCGTGGTCTTGATGTAAGAACGCTTTGATCGGCTTACCCTTAAGTGCGTTCTGATTCTCCTGCACGGGATCGGTGGGCTTCTGATCGTCCTCAATCGGCACGAGCTTCTCTGCGTTCTTGATACCTAAGACGTTCAACATACCGCGGTGGAGTTCGGGTAAGTTGTAAATGTCTGGAGCCATCTGCGCCATCTGAATGACGGCTTGATACTGGATAACGCGCTGAGACATGGTCGCAGCGTTGGGGTCTGACACGGGGATTACGTCCACCAAGTCATAGTCGGCTTTCTTCGCTTTACGTGTGCCGTACTCGGGTGTGTATGTGTAGTCCGCGTCAGTGTAGTCACGGATGATGTTCTTCAAGAGCTTGAACTCTTGCTTCAGCGCAAAGTGCACACGAGCCTGAACAGCCGTCATCACCTTAAGTTGACGCTCCAACAACGCAAGCGTTGTGCCAACAGGAGCGTTGCCACTCATGTCAGACACTTTCATATCCGCCGTTGCTGCAAAACGTCGGCCTTCGTCAACAATTGTCTGCATTAAGTTAAACAGAGTAGCGCTTGGCTCTTTGTACGGCAGCGGCAAAATGTTGTCACGGATCGTGCCCGAACCAACGTCTACATCACGGAACTCTCCGGGTGCGATTGGTGTGTCATCACCTTTGATTCGCAATCCGCGTGTCTTGAGTCCACCGGGCAAGTTGCTGAGTGTTCCTGCATCGACAAGTTGTCGCATGAGGGAGGTAGCGGATTTAGCAAAGCCTCCGATAAGATGGAAAAGCCCGAAGCCGTAAGCTCCAAAACCCGGGATATATTGGTAGTGAACGAAGTGCTGGCGCTTGAGTCGAAGGTCATCATCTTCCTTCCAGTTACGGCGGATTGATAGGATGTCGTTGGAGCCTTTAATCAACGTAACAACGTACGGCAGCATAATGCCGGTCTCTTCACCAGAGTCGTCTTTGTCCTCGTAACCTTCAAGGTTCAAATCTACATGGCACTCATAAAGCGTGTAGCGGTCGTCGTTCAAGTCACTAAAGCCTGTCTCTTTGTCCTTGGCTTTCTGAATGTCTGTCAAGTCTCTGGGCGCATCAGATAACTCAACGTCGAGATAAAAGCCTGCTTGCTGAAGCTTGATGATCTCGTTCTTGGTCTTGCGCATGACGTGCGTGATGCGGTAGCAAGTATCCAAATCCGTTGTGCCGTACGGCAGATACATATCTTCCGCAGGAATAAACATCGACACCTGACGTCCCAAATTGGGATCATAGTAGACTTTCTTAAACGCTGAGCCTGTGGCTGGCAGTGACCAGAGCATGCGCTCGTGTTCACCGCGGTACTCCGTCATGACTTCCGTCAACTCGTAGTTCATGTCGTCTTCAACGTTAGCCGCAACTTCTTTCATCTCTGGCGTTTCTTTGCCAATGAGTTTGCTACGCACAGGCCCTCGGGCTGGGAAAGTCTCAGTGATTGTCTCAGCTTGGAAGCGTACAACCGCTTCGGTAATCATCGGGTGGAACACACCGCATGCGCCGTTCCAAGGTTCTGTACGCTCTTCAATCTGCAGACCCAGTAGCTTCAGACCATCAACGTATGTCTTCTCCCAATCCTTGCGGCCATTCTTATCGTTGTCGATGTCAGACACCAAGTCACCAGCCAACGACTGCAAAGCGCTGTCTTTTATGTACTCGGCCAAGTTATCGTTGAAATCTTCTTCGCCGTCATCTTCTCCGGGCGTGATGGTGATCTCAATGCCATCCATGCCGATGGTGACTTCTTCGGGATCAACAATCTCAATCTCCAAGGGGGATTCTTGTTCACCCAGTGCATCAATGCCCATAGGTTGTTGGTACAGCGCTTTGTCGATGTTCGTTGCCATGTGTGTTCCTAGTAGTATTCGTGTTTCCGGCGGTGAAAGATCGCAAGGTCATCTTTCTCGTCCGTGTCTAAAGCAATAAAGCCGCCTTGCCTGAAGCGTAGCAGCGCCTGTGTTGTCGTGTCCACGTAGTCGTCGTGCTCCCCAACTGGGAACGCGGCCACTTCTTCAATCACTTCCCGTGCCCAGCGTGTGTCGGGTGCCCAGACTTTACCACTGCTAAATAAATCTGCAACCGCGTTCATTCGCACCATCTTGTCATTGCCGCGACTGGGGGAGAACTCTTGGACTGGGATTCCCAACGCCCTAAGTTCCTGAATCAACGGCCCTCCGGATGCTTTCTTCTCAACAATGAACGCATCAGGTTCCCACTCCTTGTATTGCTTAAGCGCCACCACCTTAAGCTCAGGGAAAGCCATACGATCTTTAAACGCATCCAGTAGGATAAGCTGGGGGGAGTCATTTTCTTCCTCGTTGTAGAAGATGCCCCACGTTGTGCAGGCGGAATAGTCGGAGTTGTTCTTGGTTTCAAACGCCGTATCCCACGACTGGATGATGTACTCACACCTTGGCGGGTCATCTGGCTCCCAAATACGCCACATCTTGCGGCTGACGATAGCGGAGCTTTCACTGGTTGGCTGCTGCATGTACTGAGCGTTCCAATAACGCGGGTCAATACTGGCCTTGGTAGACTTC